AATAACCCAATTGACCCGCAGCTGCACGTTTCGTGATGATTGATTGAAGTACACCCTGTTTCGACGTCCTAACCCAAGCTCCAAAAGATCCTGCTTTAAGACGAAATGGGTCCGCTGCTCCAGTATCTAAAATATAAAGAGCATTGCCTCCGTTGAATTGGGCCGCGACGTTATCAACGCCATCGATTCCTCGTGAGAATGGAACGGCGCCCTTTTGTAGGAGAGTTCGAGCATTACCACTTGAATCTGTAAAATCACCTGAGAATTTCCATAGACTAACCGGCGCCGATAATCCAATGTTCGTAAAATCTGTTACAGTTAACGGTCGTCCGGCACGAATTTGATTTGGAATTCCTACATCAAGAATCGCACATTCTATCAGAACATCAAGATCTGATCCCATAGGTCCTTCTGGACCAGGGGGACCTACTACAGGACCCGCATCGATCGTTGATCCATCATGCTTTGTGAGAATCAGTTCACCGCCGACAATAGTGCCATCGACAACTGACTCAGCTTCAATCTCAAGCATTCGATCGGCGGTAAGACCAGTAATTGTAGCCATTTCACCTCCTACTAAACATTCGTAGATGAAATTTCATACGTATCTGTATCCAAATATGTAGCATCTGCATTGTCAATCTGGAAGGTGGTCTCATCTATCATCGTAATATAATTATTAGATGCATCGATAGCTGACCAGCTACCATCTCCATGATCAACGATAACAAGTGCGTCTAGATACCCGAAATATCCAGCAATTTCGCTGAGTAATGGAAGACGAGGATCACTTGTCTCTGTTCCGTAAAGCTGATCTTCCAAAATTTGCAAGACTTCAGGAGGCGTTTGTGTTGAATCGATAGCAACATGAACTGTCGGTTTGAAACCCCTGAGTTTTGAGGGTGTTCCAGTCAAGGACCATCCAAATTCAGTTGCTTGAGCTCCAGAATCTTCCAAAGTATTGAACGAAACGGAATCAGGATTGGCAATGACATCGTATAGAATATGAATTTTGTATCCATAGTCAGGAGACACATCATTACCGATAATTGTTCTATACGATAAACTAAAACTACTCACTGGTTGATCATAAATGTCAAACCCAGGAGAAATACTAGAGACTCCTTGGACTCGATCGAATTCTTCTGGATATGTGAACGCCTTGAGTTTTCCCTCAAAATCACCAGGAACAAAATTTTGTAAGAACTTCACGCCCTCATGATAGAATGATTTCACTTCGGAGGAAGAATCTTCTTCTACTCCGGTGAGACCATTCCAAGGGGCTACCGTGCCATCTGGGAGATAGAGAACTCCACGGTCAATACCCGTCTGATAAACTCGATCGCCAATTTCATCCCAAGCAAGAGTTGTCATTGTCACCCCCTTTCTAGCCTGAAGTGCCCAATTGTGCTCTACGCTGAGCATTAAGTTCTCGATTTCGAGCTGCCATTTCAGATCGACTCATCTTTTGTGGCTTGGATTGTTTAATGTTGCAAACTCGAATTAAAGTGAATAATCGATTAAGATGCCAGTTCTCGCATTCGAACGGTATCTGAAAAACAACCATCCAATAGTAAATAAGCTCAGCCGTAATGACATCTCGACTCTGTGGAGCTCCAGGAGAATCATTGAACCATGTAGCAGTCATCTTAGCTTCAATGTATTCGTTAATTTCTAGAAGATTTTTCTCCGTAAACTTTGAGAAGACCTCTTCTGAAACATCAGGAGTCAATACCATACATTTTATGTAGTCGAGAATTTCTTCACTCGTTTTCTCGGTCTTACCCAAGAAAGGCTTTTCGTGTTTTGACTCCCATTTTGACAGTGAGACCAAAGAATGCTCTAAGTCCAAAGTCACATCATTCTTTGTAACAAATTCTTGTGACTTCTCATTAAACATTTCGACGCCTGGAACGATAATCGTCAGCATTCCTTGGCCTCCTATCTTAAACTCACGGACCAAATAGCGCGATAACCGCATCCGGCGTCGGAAGAGCTGCTTCGGTTGCAGCCTGACCATACAGCAACGTCTCGAGTGCAGTAAGATCTGCGGGATCTACAACAGTAGAATCAACCACGATCAGAGCCGTAGGCTTATAGCCTGTAACCGGAACTGGCGTAGTTGTAATAGCCCAACTGAAGTTGATTGCAGCTGGTGAATCGTTGATTGTGGCGTAGGCCTTCTCCGACGGAGCGGCCTGACAACCATAAATCAGATGCAACTTGTAACCAAAGTCGACGCCGTCGACATCGTTTCCGACCTTTGTCCTGTAGCTCAGGCCAAACATCTTTCGACCCTGCTGTCCAACGGCCACGCCTGGGTGCGGAAGAGCCGTACCGTCACACTGGCCAAACTCTTCGGGATAAGTAAATGCCTCGATGGTTCCCCCGAACTCCTCGGCGGAAGTGAGGTTCAGATACTTGATGTTATCCGCGAATTGCGGATTGGGATCAGCACCAGACGGCGACTCAGTAACTGTGGTAAGACCATTCCAAGCAAAACCTGTATTATACACGCCTGCTACGTCCGGAAGATACAGAACTCCGTGGTCTACACCAGTTTCATAGACTTTTTCGCCTACATCATCCCAAGTCAATGGGGGCATGTTCTTCCTTTCCCTCAAAAGTAGACGTTAAAAACGTCGTGATTTAAATCATCGGCTGTGTAAAATCTATTAAACAAACTCATCGGCAATGCAGCCACTTTATCTGGAATTACACTATCCGGATCTGGATCAATAACCGTGATCATGTATCTCTTTGTATGACTATACGGATTATCATCTGCAAAATGCGTATCTGCAAAACCTCGTTTATAAACGATACATGGATATTCCAACTTCACGTTAGTTGGTGGCTGAAAATATACTAATGGAGTAATCGCTAGAAGGATTTGGTGCAAGTCAAGGCGTTGGCCCATTATACACCTCCCCTAATCTCAGCAGAAGACGGGGGCTTTGCACTTCGACGCTAGAAACCGTCCACAAAACCCCCGCCCATTCCACATAGCGGATAGAAAAGAAATGTTCATTGGCATATGCATCGGCCACGATACTAATTGAATTTTGAACACTGAGATCAGGATTAAGATTTTCTCCCGGTTGGAGATTTCGTGCATTCCTAATAACATCTCCGTAATATGAATACTCAACAATATTATCGACAAAAACGCCTGGGTTAGTTTCTATTGTATCTCCATAACCAATGCGACCAAAGAACCTTGTCATGGCTGCCTACCTTATTAAGGTGTAGAAACAACCAGAGCCGAGCGAATCTTCGTGAGCGCACCAGAAACTCGAGTCTCCAGCAGGTACTTGTACTGGTTGTAATCGATGTCGAAATCGTCGAAGAAATTGACGTCTCCACCCTTATCGGCGCCAATTGTGTAATCCTTCAGATTGACGATGATACCAATGAGCTTTGGCACCGTCTCCATCACTTCGACCGTAACGATATTCGAAACGCCCATCTCAGATGCAAGTTCTGCCTGAGTCCTCCACAATCGATGACCCTGAGCATCTCGGAACACTAGAAGCGACGTAAGAACCGGAAGCGTGGTATAAAGTGTCGGAGAACCCGATCCCTTATAATCGGACATCGCCTGAATAATTGCATCAACCTGCTCCGGGGGCGTATCTGCTGCGGCCGGAAGCACAACCTTAGCTGCGTAAAGATCATCCTCGTTCAAGATCGAACGAATACCGGCATTATCAGTAGCGCCAGTCAGACCGGGATCCTTAATATGATCGCCGTCAGAAATAAGACGACCGTCTCCAATAAGCACTGCACGTGCAATTTCCTCGTCCAACATAACGCGCATCTCGGACTTGAGCCAAGCCACGACGTCGAAATCAACGATATCGATGATGTCGTCACGATCAAGCTGCTGCTTCTTGTAGATCGTGCTCGGAGTCGTCGCGCGCGACACGAGTCCGAAGAACTCTTCCTTCTTCATCGTGCCTTTAACATAACCGAGCGCTCGAGCTGTATCAACGGTGATATCAGCAACGATCGACTTAATGCGGGAAAACGGCGAGTGCCTAGTGCCATTGATGACACCGGAAACCCACTCAACTCTCCTCTGATCGAATTCAGGAGTGCTAGTAACGTTGCGGGCATCCGGAAAGAGAATATCGATATCATCGATACCATGCTTAAGAGCATATGCCTCGACAGCGGCTTTGAGCGATCCGGTCTTCTGGGCGTCTTGAACAATTCCCTTGATCGCATCATGTGTGAGGACGTGCTTCTCTTCCTTTTTGCCTTCGTTATTCTGCTCCTCGAAGACATTGCGGGTCATCCGTCGTCCTTCCTTTTCATTATCATCATGGGTTAGCGATTCAGACTTATCAGACTCTTTGTCGCCACTCGAGGACTGCTTCAGCTCGTCAGCTCGCTCAGAAAGGGCAGTACCGACCATATAATGGACGACTTCCTTCTGCTCAGAAGTCATTGAATCGTAAACTTCTTGAATCGTGGGATTCGTATCAGAATGTTCAACTTCGTCTTCGTTATCTGAAGACTCTCCGTCAGTATTGATATCAAGACCAGTATAGATAATTGCTTCATCTTCCAGCGTGACCATTTCGCCATCGCCGTGAGCCAAAGTAATGTTGTCAATAAGCGCGCCAGGATTGGCTCCTGACAATACGAGACTCACCTCACGGATAAATCCATGAAGAGTCTTCTTTGCCTTCTCGGTCAATCCATTGGCATAGATGGACAACGACTTAATGTCCTTGTGCTGCACCAACGTCCGAGCATTCTTTGCCTGATCTGTACTGTTTAGGTAACAGTAGGCATAAATACCATCATCACGATGCTCGAGAACTGCATGACCAAGCACGTTGCTGGGCTCATTGTGATTGTGCTGCCAGACCAACGGAACTGTTTCAGTATCCTGATGTTTGAAAGCATCTGGCATGATAGTCCGACCGTCTGAGCACACGAGTCCAGCTTTGGTGGCGTAGCCGCTAAAATCGGGCTTAGCCTTTTCTCCCATTTTGAATGTTCCTCCTTAATTTTGACTCATCGACCTATCAGCTAATTTTGCTAATGCCTCAGTTACAGCCGGATCTTGTGAAGTATGTCCATTTGTCGCCGGATTTG